CTATTCAGATAACTATAGATTTGATTATGAAACTTCTACTCTGAAAGACCAGTTCCAAGAAGCAATGGACATTATTGATGACAGCACAGTCAAACAGTTCATTAGCATTGGTGGTGCTTTGGACCCAGCATTGTTACAGCAGCAGCTTAATAAGTTTGCGAGAACAAACCAGTCAAGGGATTTGGAGCCTGTTCTAGATGTCATTAACGCATTTGCACGTTCTACAGGCGGCACCGGAATGGACATTAGTGACATTCAGCTTAACAGTGACCAAGCTGTGCAGATGATGCGTGTACTAGAAACTTACTTTAGCTTAGGGACTTTCTAATGAATTGGATTGATGAATTTCTAAAATCACTAGCTGCAGATGAAGGTGTCCGTGGTAGAGAGAAGTCTTTAGAGGATAGCTCAGTAGGCACTAGAGGTTACGGCATCACTATTATACCTGACTCATTTGCAAGGCTTTGGCTTGGCAATAAGGGTTTGGCTTCTGAAACAATGTCAGACAAGGACTTAGCACGAGAGCTTGTCCTGTGGAATGTAGAAGAGATAAAGAAAAACTTTAGCAACTTCGATACATGGCCTGATTCTGTTAAGAGTGCAATGGTAGATTTGCGCTACAACGGCGGTAGCATCATCAACTACAATGGTGTGACCAATGGCTTGCGGTCTGGCAACTGGCAAGAAGCAATGCGCCAGACACTGGATATTGTTGGCGCAAATGACCCAGAGACAGGCAAGCGTGGAGCAATGCGTGGACTTGGGTTCCGTAGAGCTAAGAGATATAATGAAGTAGCAAGAGAACTTGGCTTTGCTCAGATTACTAAAACAAGCCTGAACCAGAGGGGTGAAGGTAGTCGTATTGTGTACGCCACAGATGATGGCGATATATCCTTTGACCTTTCATCCCCCATACATAGTCAGTCAGGCGATTATGACGATGTAAAAAAAAAATCTGATATCCTAGACGATGTTAGAAAGCTAATAACAGAAGCCCACCCTGAGTTTGACGACCCTGCATATACACTAGAAGATGCGGAGTTTGCAGCCCTTGAGGATGCAGACATGCTTACAATAGACGAGGGCTATACTATGCCCTCTGTTCCCGAAGTACCCAAGTGGTACTTTGATGAGACAGACGATTTATTGCAGAGTGGCATAGAAGCTGCCACAGGAGAGGATGATCAGTTCATTGAAGGCGACCTGACGATGCAGGACGTTAAGGAGATGAGCCAGATTTATTCAGAGAACAAAGTTCAGACGATAGCAGATACTTTCTTTGCAGAAGGTGCGTCTATACCTGATGGTTATTTTGAAGAGCAGCAGCAGATGATGCAGGAAGCTGAGACTCTTCAAGACTTAATTAACCAGAAGCAGCAACTTGGCTTTGTTAGGCAGGATGATGATATTCCAAGATTAGGAAATCTTTTTGAGTGGAGAAATAAGACTAGATATGGGGAGGTTTATAATGCCCCAGACCCAAACTTGTTTGAAGTTAATGCTTTTCAGCCAGACTTTATGCAGACGTTAGGGCCAGCTTATAGGCAGTTTAACCCTATCACTGCTCTTGGAAGACTTATAGAGAAGAAGTCAGGCAGAGGTCCTGCACCTGTGGAGGGGTATGATATATATTCCAGCCCTATAGCAAAGAAGCTGCTAAACCCAGAGGGTATGCGTTTTTATGACAATGTGCAAAGCGATGAAGAGCTTTTGCTAAAGTTTAATAGAAAACAGCGTGACATGAAGGATATGGAGATTATCAATACGTCACGCCATGGAGAGGGGCTTAGCACAATATTCTCTATAGCCGGTCCAACTCTTCTGGCCCCTGTAGCTCCTCTGAAAGTTATGAGAGCAGGTGCTAAAAGAAGATTTGCTGGTGGTTTTGTCACTGGCTATGCGTCTGTAGCTGGTCAGCAAACAGCCATTATGACGCAGAATGATGCGAGAAATGGTGAAGAAGCGGTAATGACAATGCTGGCTGCTGGTGCCGCTAACGGTGCTATTGCTGGTATATTCGGACGTAATGTCAGAAAGCAATATTTGCTTCAAAAAGAGAATGAGAAGCTTGCAGGTGAGCAACAAAAGATTGCTGCGTTTGGCAGGACACAAGCAAGACAAGAAGCTATAGATGCTGGTCTAGACCCGGACAACCTACCTCAATCCGCTGGCGCTGCTGTGAGTCCTGAAATAGCAAGAACAAGGATGTATGAGCAGATTGAAAGAGAATCTCTAGAAGCGACAGGGGTGGGCTTTGAGAATCTTCCAGTAAATCCTGTGTTTAGACTTTCTAAAAGTCCCAACCCAATAGCTAAATCCTTGTCTGCTGAAATGGTCGACATGGGCGGTGTCATGCAAAAGAAAGTACGCATGAGCGAAGAAGCAATGGAGCAGTCAGTAGAGAAAGAAATGGCTGTTCGTTATTACCCCAAGCTCAGAGCTGCCAATGTTTTCTTAGATAAATCATATGCACGTTATCGTGGAGACATAGCTGCTGAAGGCGATATATCATTAGCAGCTCAGTCTGCAATGAGGGGCCTTAAAGATTTCGGCAGAGGCTTCTTCCAGAAGCCAAACCATCTAACTCATCGTCAATTCCGTGACAGAGTTGGCATGGCCATGAGAAACGGTGACCTCGATTTAGTAAGAGATGGTGCAACAAAGCACGTTAATGCTTCGGCAAGAGAATATAGAAAGTTATTTGAAGAACTCAAGATAGAGGGGACTAAGGTCCGTTTGTTTGAAAGAGAGCTTGCTAAAGACCTGCAAGCTGCAAGAGCAGTTGGGGACCTAAAGAGAGTTGATGATATCATGGCTGCTATTAAGAAGCTAAGGGCATCTGGCCCCGCCGTGAACACAGCCAAGTCTTATCTACCTAGAATTTATAGAATCGACAAGATTGAAGCCAACCCAAAGAGGTTTATAGACAAAGTATCTCGTCACTTCATAAAGCAAAACAGAATGTCTCCGAAACAAGCCAGAATGCTGGCTACAGAAATTATGGACACGGTGACAAGACGAAAGCCATACCTAGATTTGGAAGGGGCTACAGATGCTCTGGACTTTGTAAAGACTCCAACTGGCGCACAGGCTAGGGTTTTAGAAGTCCCAGACAGAATACTCGTGGAGTTTCTGGAAAATGATGTAGAAGCAATCGCCAAGTATCACACCAAGACGATGGGAATTGACATAGAGCTAACTCGTAAGTTTGGCGAGATTAGCATGGAAGGTGTTATTCGTGAGGTTGTTGAAGAATATGATAGGCTCATAAAGGCTGCTGCAGACGACTTCGACATGAGGAAGTCTCTGAGCGAGGCAATGGATCGTGATATAAAAGATATACGTGCCTTACGTGACAGGTTGCGTGGAACATACGGTGCTGCCAAAGACCCGCATGCACTTGCAAGTCGTTTTGTTAGAACCATGAAGTCAATCAATGTTCTTACATCTATGGGCAGTGCAGCCTTATCATCTGTTCCTGATGTAGCAAGACTGCCTATGGTCGAAGGGTTTCAGGCTTTCTACAAAGGTCTGAATGTTATGTTCTTCGAGTCTAGTAAGATGGCTGCACGTATGACAAAGACTGAACTTCAGGAAGCTGCAGTTGCAATTGATGCCTCTCTTGGTTTAAGAGCGCATGCTATGTCAGATGTTGGCGACATATTCGGCAACAGATATGGCATAGAAAGAGCGTTGAGTGACGCAACAGGTGCAATGTTCTTTATAAATGGCCTGAACATTTGGAACCAAGTTCTCAAGGAAATAGCTGGTAATATCACTATTTTGAGAATGACAGCCTCTATTATGAACAAAGAGGGTTGGAATGGTCTTGACGATTCTGCCAGAGAAAAGCTCCTAAAGAATGGAATTAGCAAGCAAGATTACGGCATCATGCGTCAGCAGATTGAAAAGCATGGTCAGATTGAGCAGGGGAGATGGCTGCCAAACACAGATGCTTGGACAGACCCAACCCAAAGAATGAAGTTCCGTGTAGCACTAAATCAGAATGTTGACAGAATTATCATCACTCCTGGGGCTGGCGACAGAGCTTTATGGACGTCAACAGAGATAGGCTCACTGCTAACGCAGTTTAAGAGCTTTGGTCAGGGTGCGTTTGTTCGCATGCTTACTGCAGGTATGCAGGAAAAAGACGGTGCATTCTGGCAAGGTGCTTTGATGATTGTTGCTCTTGCTGGTATTGTGAACGAAATTAAAAGAGCGCAATATGGCATGGAGGGTGATGAAACCTTCGACCAGAAGCTAATAAATGCTATCGACAGGTCAGGTCTTCTTGGCTTCTTCACAGACATAAATAATGTCACAGAAAAGCTAACCGACAACCAAATTGGTGTACGCCCAATATTTGGTGAGGAATCTTACCCAACTTATGCAGGAGCCATGGCAGGTGCAGCCCTTGGACCTACCGGCTCATTTGCTGTTAATGCTGGAAGTGTGATAGGTGATGTTCTATCTGGCAATATTGACTCCAAGACTGCAGATAACCTAAGGTTTATACAGCCGGGTGGTAACTTAATATGGGCAGATCCTATTCTTGATGGTGTTTACGGAGAGGGTAGTAGTGTGGATAGACAACCAGATGCTAATAGGAGATAACTAAGCTATGGCTACTATATCAATTGCAGACAGTGATGCACGAGTCCAGTATACGCAAGCGGTGACTGCCGATACGACTCAGCTAACTATAGATTTCCCCTTCTTCTCACTTGATGACATCAATGTGATTGTTACAAGTGCGGCAGGAGTAGACACTACACTTACCAGAGGTACAGGCACTGGCACGTTTGCTGTGACTGGTACTTCTGTTGATGATGGCTTTTCTGGTGGTCACATCACTCTGGGTGACACTTATAGTAACGCAGCTACTAAATACACTATCTTCAGAGACATCACTATTGAGAGAACAACTGACTTTCCAACTTCAGGGCCGTTTAACATTAGTTCACTCAATACAGAGCTAGATAAAATCTTTGCTATTGAGCAGGAGCTAGAGACAAAGATTGGCAGAACAATGAAGCTTGCAGACTCAGATAGTGCTGCAACTCTTGCATTGCCAAACCTAGACACTCGTAAAGGTACAGTGTTGGCTTTCAACACAACAACTGGTTTGCCAGAAGCTGGCCCTGAGATTGGTGATGTATCTTCTATTGCAGCAATTACCACAGACATTGCTACACTAGCTGACATTGAAGATGGTACAGATGCGACAGATGCGATTCAAACAGTAGCCGGAATCTCATCTGACGTAACAACTGTCTCAGGCATCGAAGCTAATGTAACTACTGTAGCTGGTATATCAGCTAACGTTACTGCTGTAGCCGGAGATGAAGCAGACATCGGTACTGTAGCCGGTATTAGTGCGAATGTTACTACTGTTGCTGGGATTAGTGCTAACGTCACCACAGTTGCAGGTATCTCATCGAATGTGACTACAGTTGCTGGTGACTCTGCTGACATTCAAGCACTAGCCGCTAAGACTACAGAGCTTGGGCTTCTTGGTACTGCTGACGCTATTGCAGACATGAACACACTAGCAACGTCTGCTATTGTTACAGACTTGGACTTACTTGCAGATGTTAAAGCTGACATTGAAAGTCTTGGGGATATTACAGCCGACATTACGACTGTAGCTGGGCAGATTAGCCCAACCAACAATATCAGCACAGTGGCAGGTATATCTGGCAATATCACTACGGTGGGTGGTATCTCTGGGGATGTTACTACAGTAGCAGGAATTAGCGCCAATACGACAACTGTTGCCGGAATCAGCGCAAATGTTACCACAGTAGCTGGCGTTGCGAGTAATGTCACAACGGTTGCTGGCATCTCAAGTGATGTAACTACCGTTGCTGGTAAGTCCACTGAGATTGGCAGACTAGGCACAGCAGATGCTGTTGCTGATATGAATACATTGGGTACTGCCGCCATTGTATCTGACTTGGACACTGTTGCAGGAATCTCTGCAAACGTAACAACGGTGGCTGGTGTCAGTGCTAACGTCACGACCGTAGCTGGGATTTCTGGTAATGTGACTACGGTAGCAGGGGTGTCTTCTGATGTTACCACAGTCGCTGGTATCTCCAGCAATGTGACAACTGTAGCAACAAATAACGCTAACGTGACCACTGTTGCCACAAACATTACAGGGGTAAATAGCTTTGCAGAGCGTTATCGTGTTGCTTCCGCTGATCCAACAACATCACTTGATGAAGGTGATCTGGCTTATAATACAACAAGCAACGAACTAAAGTATTACGATGGCTCAGCTTGGAACGCCATCTCCCCTGGCATTACACAGGTTTCTGAGGACACTACTCCTACACTTGGCGGCAACTTGGATGTTAATGACAAAAATATTGAGTTTGGCGATTCGTCAGGTTCCGCTAACAACCGCATTAAATTTGGTGCCAGTGATGATTTGGTCATCTTCCATGACGCTACTCATTCATACATTCAAGACAATGGAACAGGTGATTTGCGCCTGACCTCAAATGGCACTGGTGTGTTTATCACTAAAGGCACATCAGAAAACATGGCTCAGTTTAGGACTGATGGCGCAGTTAATCTTTATTATGACAATTCGTTTAAGTTTGCCACTAAATCAGACGGTGTAAATGTTATAGGTGAGTTGGAAGCCGACAGCCTAGACATTGATGGTGCGGCTGACATCACAGGCAATGTGACGCTACACGCTAACCTTGAGTTGCAAGACGGCGACAAGATTTTGCTAGGCACTGGCGATGACCTAGAAATCCAACATTCTGGTTCAAATAGCCATATTACGCATAGTGGCACAGGCGCACTTTATATTGATTCAAACTCTGGCACATACTTTAGAAATGCGGCTGGGACTGAAGCCTATGCTTCTTTCATTCAAGATGGCGCAGTTGACCTTTATCATAATGGGTCAAAGAAATTAGCAACAACCTCAACAGGCGTCACAGTCACAGGCACAGTTACAGCCAACTCATTCTCAGGTGATGGTTCTGCGCTTACAGGCATTTCATCAGTAGGCGGTGCAACAGGCGTTGACTTTAATGACAGCGTAAAGGCTCGTTTTGGAACAGGCAATGATTTAGAGATTTACCATGATGGCAACTCAAAAATAGCTGATGTTGGCACTGGTAAACTAGAGCTTCATTCTAATGGAACAGGCGTTGCTATTCAAAAGGGTTCAACTGAGTATATGGCTCAGTTCCTTACTGATGGTGCAGTTCAACTTTATTACGACAACGCCAACAAACTAGAAACAACCTCAAGTGGTGCTGTTGTATATGGCTGGCTTGATGCAAATGAAGGCATCCGTCACAACAATGACACTAATACTGCCCTGACCTTTGACAATGACGACATTCGTCTTTCAACTGGCGGCACTGTAAGGCTTGTTGTTGACACAACTGGCGTTACCCTTGGTAGCACTAGCAGTGCTAAGTTTAAGCCAGTCTCAGGCGATTATGGCTCTATTGAGATTGATGGCGGTGCAAAGAATACTTATGAGGGCGTCAATATTGGTGGCCGTGTTGCATTCATGCACAATAATAGTGCTGATGGCGGCATCTACAATGACGTTGACAACGCATGGATGCTTTACACTGGCAGACAGGGAACAACAAGGCTTTACTATAACGGTGGGTCTAGGTTCGAGAGTGCTAGCGGTGGTGCAAATGTTTATGGCACCATTAACGCATACGCTGAAGGCTCAAACAACTTCCGTGTAGACCTTCGCCAAGGTTCTGCAAAGATGTGGGCTTGTGTAGAACAGTTCGGCACACATAGTTTCAAAGATTCCTACAATACGAGCAGTGTTACTGACCAAGGCACGTCCTACAGCTTCGTCAACATCAATAATGATATGAATAATGCCAATTATGCTATCTCTGGCTCTACCGACATGGGTTCTTATACATACGGTCAGCACCAATACAACAACGAAGTTGCTAGCGGTCTCAGAGTTGTAAACTCTCCAGATTACAATAAGAACTTTGGTGATGGACAGGTTGGCACATCAATACACGGAGACTTGGCTTGATTGATTGGTCTGTTGCATGGAAAGGCACAAAGCTGATTGACCGCATTGAGTGGGCAAAGTCTAACCTCAAGCGTCATGACACAGAGTATTGTGTGGTTTTTGAGGACATGGATTCTAGCACTGCATCCGTTATGCACCCTGACCCTCATTGCATGGCTATGCTTATGTATGGCAATCTGATGCCACCTGCATGGGTAAAGCTAAAGCTGAAAGAAGACAGTCATAAGCCAGACTTTGTAAATCATAGCTCACTTGGCAATGACAAGCTGTTACATGAGACCAAGCCTATCGGCCCATTAACAGAAGAGGAAGCGGTAGAGTATCTTATAACCACTGACATCCCACGTTCTGTTTGGGAAAATTGGGACAAGGGCAACCGTCAAACTATGGTGATTTGTAAGAAGTCACAACTACCAGCCACAAGAGAGTGGCGTAACGCATGGCGTATTTCTGATGAAATAGGAGAAGTAGCATGAGTAATGATACAGCAGAATCCATTGCACCAGTTGGTGTTCCATCTGTTGATCCAACACCATATGCAATCATTTCTGACAAAGATGATAATGAAAAGGACTTGTCTGACTTAACTGCATACCCAAGCGAAAGAGACTTCCGTGAAGCATGGAGCCTGTCAGGTACAGTTATCACAGAGGATATGGACAAAGCCAAAGAGCTATTCAAAGACATGATACGTTCTGTGCGTAAACCATTGCTTGAAGCTGAAGACACCAAGTTCATGAAAGCATTGGAAGACGCAGACACATCTGCTCAGAATACGATTAAGACCAAGAAGAACAGCCTACGGGATGCGCCAGCGGCGTCTGCCATCTCATCGGCTACAACTATAACTGAACTAAAGGCGGCATGGGACACAAATCTTCTTGGCACTAGCCCATACGCATAAGGAGTAAACGATGGCGAAAAAAGAAAAGAACACCATCATTATTGACGAAGTAGAACGTAACGTAGAGGACCTTACAGAACAGCAAGTAGCCCTTGTTAATCATGTAAGGGACTTAGATAGAAAGATAGCTGCTGCTCAGTTCAATCTTGATCAGCTGTCTGTAGGTCGTCAGGCATTTGGCGAAATGCTTAGAAAGTCTTTTGAGGAAGAATAAAATGAACAATAACGGTGTGGACACATTATTAGTTAGCTCTGCGGTGTCTGCACCGTTATGGATGCAGGAGTTGAACCTGATAGCAGGTATATGCTTCGCAGTTATTGGCTCTGTAATTGGTCTATTTAGATTGTATTACATGATCAAAGATAGACAGAAAGATGCCAGCGAAACTAAATGAAAACACTGAGCTTCAGATGCCGTTGCGTAACATCATCTCGATGGTGGCGGCGGCATCAGTTGCAACGTGGGCTTACTTTGGTTTGATTGAGCGGCTCAACACAATCGAAACAAATATAACTATGATGCAGGATGACCTGTCTCAGAACACGGAGTTCCGTATCAAGTGGCCTCGTGGTGAAATGGGCAGTTTGCCAGCAGATAGTGAACAGTTTATGCTTATCGAGCATGTAGCAGGTGAGCTAGAAAAACTGCAAGGTCAGATAGAGAGTGGCAATGCCCCCTATGACCAGCAACAAAAACTTACATTAGAGTTTTACGAAAAGAGGATTACCAATCTTGAATCGCACATAGATAAACTACGAAATGGAATGCAAGAATGAAGATTACAATAGCAATGGTCATACTGCTTTACCAAGGCGGTAACATTATTGAGTACACATTCCATGATAGTATATCTAGCTGTCTGAAGCAGAAGCGTGAGATTGAACGCTATGGCTGGAAAGACAGAGAGCTTACCAGATACTCTTGTGAAAGACGCAAGATAGAAATGATTTTGGACACTAAGGAAGTTGTAAGGATTATAGAGTGATGGACGTCGGTATGTTTTTCCAAGACTGGTGGCCTCAGTTAGTGGGTCTTGTTGTGCTTGTAGCATGGCTCAATCGCCAGCAAAGCCGCACTGAGGTTAGGCTTGAGCAGTTAGAGATGAAGGTTCAGCAAATCTTTGTGCTGTGGAATAAGCATGTCGACCGTCTTTTAGATCAACAACAGAGGGACAAAGACTGATGGACATTACAATGGAACGCTTCTTAGCGTGGAAGATACTGCCACGTTTAATGATGTTTATTATGACATTTATGTACATCCGTGTGATTGAGTGGGGTATGTCACTGGATGACTTATCTACTCAGCAGAGTGCAATGATTAGCGTAGTCAGTGGAGCAATGACTGGTGCATTTGCTGTGTGGCTGGGGAGTGAAAAGAAATGATACAGGCAATCATACCTATTATTGGTGAGTTGGCTGGTGGCTGGCTCAAAGGCAAGAACGATGAACGTGCCGCAAAATCTCAGTTAAAGATAGCCAAGGCTGAAGCAGAGGCAGAGGTAATGAAAGTTGCCGCTACCCATGAAGCTGGCTGGGAAAAGATCATGGCAGAGGCCAGCAAGGATAGTTGGAAGGATGAAGCTTGGACTATCCTGTTTATAGCCATCGTTGCTATGTGCTTCATACCCCCTTTACAGCCCTATGTTGACCGAGGGTTTGAAGTGCTTGAGGCAACACCAGAGTGGTTTCAATGGGCGATGTATGCCTCTATTGCCGCAAGCTTTGGGTTACGTGGTCTGAAGGGGCTTAAGAAGTAGCCCTTTTGCTTAGCCACGCATTGTAATCGAATGGGTATGCTTTGGAGTAGCTAGAGTCTGTCTTGCTAAACTTAGAAGCAATCTTGATGTAATGAGAGTTCATGTCCTGCAGCAAGTCTTTGTACTGCTCAGTTGTCATCTCTGAGATTATAGTATAGTCTTTCATTATCACTGACCTTTCGGCGGTGGTATAGGAAGGTTAAGGGGGCTGAGTGTGTTAGTCGTTCTCCGCACTCGCCCCTTTAATTACTTCTCTAACCTCCTGCCCATTTCCATTTAGTATGTCTTCAATTAAGAATATAAGCATCTTTGTTATAGCTGCTTTGTCTTGTATGTCACCATAACCCCAGGTCAAAAAGTTTGTAAGACCTCTGTCATCGTTGGTGATAGTAACGGATATGTTTACCTCATCTAAGCCCTGAGTGATATGCACAAACATCTGCCTGTATGCAGTCATTACACCAGAGCCAGTAATCCACAAGCAATCTTCTACAGCATATGGTTCGGCAGAAAATATCTCTGCCTTTTTGGCGAGAAGCATCTGCAACCGCCTATCCTTTATAGCTTCTATCATCATCTTTAAAACGCTTGTTTGCAATTGATCTGTATTCGGTAAAGTTTTCATACGGCTTCTTCAAGTTCTGCCACCCCACACCGTCATAGCATGGGGTGCAGAACAGGTCCTTTGCAGCGGTGATGACAAAATTCTGTGTTTGACAGTTAATCATGTCACCACACTCTCTGCAACGGCTGAATGTGTATGTGATGCGGTCAGGCCGCTTTGAGCTTCGTTTTTGCTTTCTTGAACGCATCTGTAACTTCGCCCTTTGCAACTTTACCCAGACCAGCAATCATTTGTGCGTTAGTACGCCACATTTGGTCAAGACTGTCTACATCACTAGCAGACTGGAAGTTGCCGATGATTGACTTGTGGTCAGTTTCGTTAAGGTCCAGAGGCAGGTCCTCACCAGCGTAGAGGTTGAGGCCAAGACCGTGGAACGCAATGGCTTTCACCAGTGTACGCTGTAGAGCCTTGTTGACCTGCATGCCATCTGGATGAGGCACAGACTGATTCTTGAAGTCCATGACAGGCATAATCTCTGTGTGAGCTTCGCCCTCGATAGTGACAGTGACAGCCACGTATGTGTGACCCTTGGTGTCACGCATGAATGGTAGTGGGTTGTCTTGATTGTCACGGAAGATGTGCTTCTCGAATGTGGCAGTAGGATACTTCTCCTTGACGTAGGCCCAAGCCCAAGCCCATGAGAGATAGTCAAAGTTACCTTTGGACTTCACCTCTGCGGATACATCGAAACGTGATAGTTCATTCCATACATTAGTCATGATCGAACTTAGCTCCTTTTAGTGAGATTAGTTTATCTGTAGCAACACGCATGTCGTACATATCTTTGTAAGTAAGGTCTTCTCCATTAACCATGTTAATGTAGACGGCAAGAACTCTTGATCTGATTTCTATCAAGTCTCGCTTCTCACCATTGGTCAATGCTTCTGGGTTTGTCTTAGGCTGTGCAGCCTTCTTTGGTCGTCCTCTAGGCATCTTTGTCCTCCTTAGGTGCTACATGAGTACAGGTGATTGTGCCACTGCGTGAACGTGTGACACGGATTTTGTGGTCTTTGAGGTTGCCAGTAAGTTGGTAGTCCATCCTGCGACACTTCTTGGGCATGACCTCTTTGAATGCGTTTTTGGCTTCATCTGAGAGCTTTACAGCGTCTTTAGCTTCCATGATGCTTACAGCATGTAGGCCGAACTGTGCGTTCATCTCATCGTTAAAGTCAGGAAGATCCTCCATATCCATAACGAACATGTCAGAAACCTCCGCAGGTGGTAGCTCCGCAAGTGGCTCAGTGAACTCACCACTCTCATAGAACTCCCAGAACTGTCTGCATGAGTCGAGATACATTTCGCACCACAAGTCATCCTTCTTGATCATACGCCATTCCATGCGGCAGCGTACACCAAATAGGGCAACGAGATAGCAACGGTCGCTACCAGCCACAAGCATATGGTGCTGACATTGTGGCGCATATAGCTCACATAGTTCGTCCATGTCCTTAAACCCAAAATGAGTTTTAATTTCCAATGGAGCAGAATCCCCAACAACACGACCATCAAAGGTAGAGTGGATAGGAATGTTGTTAATAAGAATAGTCTTGCCACCGCCACGAAAGTTTACCTCACGTTTTTCACGAGCAGACCACTGGTCAATGATGAATGGCTCCATGTGAGAACCGGCATCAAGCAGTAGCTGTGTTTGTTTGTTGGGTTTCCAGACCTCAACACCAGCCTTTTGTCTAGCTAGTGTCATCCACTGGTCGGTGTCGCCAGAGGCAATAACCTTGGCGTCTGATGAGCCGATGTAGGTGGCTCGTTCCTTTAGTTGTGCTTCTGTAAGCATCTAAGTCTCCTTAGTAATCGGCTTGCTTATATAAGTCAGGCCCGCATTCTTCGGCTTGTGCATCCGCCCACGCACTTTCTACTGCGTCACGGAACTTGTATGAATTGAAGTTACGACTAGCTACCTCCTTTACTTTTTTGATGAATGTTTCCTTGTCATTGACAAGAGGCGCAATCTCGGTGGCAAGCCACACGTAGTGTTTGCGAGTTAGTGCCATGTAGTCCTCCTTGCACAGTTTATCACATTACCATATATTTGGCTTATGTGAAGGATTAGGTTGATGACCGAAGCAGACTTTACAAAGAATCTGATTCAGCAGTTTCGATCCAAAAGGATACTACTCGGCTACAGCCAACGTGACGTAGACGATATAGTAGGTGTGAGTCCGGGCATATGCGCTAAATGGGAACTAGGCGATAGGAAGCCAAGTTTGTTTTTAGCGTATTGTTGGGCAGAGGCCCTTGAGATGAACATAGTCCTAGAGGATAGAAAATGATTTATTGTGGGATAGACCCCGGTCTGACAGGAGGCATTGCCTTCTTGCACAAGGGACTGCTAGTTGCTGACCGTGTACCAGTGCGTAAGTTCAAGATGAACAAGAAAGAACGCAAGTATCTGGATGTTGGCACTATAGTGGCGATGCTAGAGAAGCATAAGCCAGACCATATCTTTATAGAAAAGCAACAAGCAATGCCAGGACAGGGCGTGTCTAGCACGTTTATGACTGGCCTTGGATACGGAATCTACATTGGTATGTTTATATCTCTTGGGTATGACTACACCGAAGTCTCACCACGACAGTGGAAGAAAGACCTCGATGTGCCAAAAGATAAGAATCTATCAAGAGAAAGAGCCAGTGAGCTATACCCCCATGCCTCACACTTCTGGAAGTTGAAGTGCGAAGATGGGGTAGCAGAGGCTGCTATGATTGCTCATTGGGGGGCCATGTCCCAAATGGGTCAAACTTCCGAGTAGACTGAAGCTGTTCTACAATGTTGTCAACACGCTGAGCTTTGCTGCCAGTCTTGACGTTACCGAAGAGCCACTCTTCAATCATCTCAATCTGGTTTATCTTCCACTTGTTGACCCATGTTGCGTCTGGTGCGAACCAGTTTTGTAGGTCAACAGTTTCCTCGGTGACTCGCATTGCGTCTGTCTTGAAGTCATGGCGACCCATGCCTTGCATACAAGACGCCACAAATAAGTTATCAAGGTCATCATCTGGGAGGCCATAGCAGTAATCAAAAGGAGTAGTTCCATCCACATCGAAGTGGTGAGCAGCACGCTCCTTGTGAAGTTCAATAAGTGTGTCCCAAGGGATATCATCGAGGCCATCTGGTATTTCTCCTCCTGCGAATAGTGTTTGTGGGTCTGAGTAGATTGCACCGACACGATGCACAAAGCTGTGTGTGTAGCCAATCTTGCGGTGACAGAGCATGGCTTTGAAGAAGCGAACCATGTCAATCTTGTCACCATTGTACATCTCATGAAGTATTGCATGTGCATAGTATGAGGCTACAAGGTCCTTCTGAGGCGCACTGAAGGTCATCGGGGTGATTTCCTCCTCTGACTCTTCAGCAGCCTCTTGTGCGGCCTGTGCCTCTTCTAGCTCGTAGTTAATCATAAGCTGTGTATCCAGCGTGTACCTGAACGAATTGTAGGTCACAACCATGATGAGGTCAGACTTGTCAAACTTCTCAGGTGAGAAGCATAGCTTGTGGCGTCTGAGTTCTGGTGCATCCCAATGGTACTGGTCTTGCAGCAGCACAACGTCATAGTAGCCTTCATTGCGATAGGCTTCCACTTGGTCATTGACATAGTTCATCTGAAAGATGTCGAACCAAGCTTTGTCTGTGATAAATTCCTCATCACCAAACAGGTCAGACTCAACACCCATCTCCTCACGCTGACCAGCAGTTGGAGTAAACAAACAAGCAGTGATGGGAATCTTGGCTGATGTGATGAATCGTCTTGCTGAGAACTCATCATAGTTTGTTCTGTCGCCAAGATACTCGTCCTGCTTTTCCTGACTGCCAAGAGTCAGTGCTTGAGCAACGCCAAGGCCGAACTCGCCATTGCGAAACTTCTCTTTGGCTAGTTCAGATAGCTCTGCAAGGCCAATGCGCTGCTGAACCCACTTGTTGGTGTGACCAAAGCGTAGGCCAACAGAGTCATAAGTCTCCTGACCGTCAGCACAGAGTGCCATAATTACGTCACATTCATCGAGTGGGTGCATATCCTCACGCATCATGTTGGCGTGTAAGCCAACTTCGTCATCGTTCTCGTGGATGAGAATGCAGGGAACTTTCTTGTTTTCTGGGTAAATTGTACGCAAAGCTTCTAGTCTGCGGTTGCCATCAATCACATGATAGCCAGAGTCAACTTCAACAACGACTAGGTTGTGAAGCAGACCCTTGGACTGGATTGAGGCGCACAGAGATTTAAAGCCCTGATCAGAGGGCTTTACTTTACGAACATTAGTGGGTGAATGAGATAGCTCACTCAGTTGTATCATCTGTTGCATCAACGGACTCCATTACAATATACGTGTCTTTAGGTTCCATGTTTGTAAACCACTCACGTTTTCTGTCATCAATATCGTGTATGTAAACAACAAGCTTGGGGTAGTTGTTGTCTGTGTAAAAATTCATGATACAGATGTCATCTTCATCAATATCAAGAGTAATTTTGGTAGGCTGAATGCTTACCTGATTTCTGTGGAACATGTCAGTTCTCCATGATTTTGTCAGTCAGTGTCTTGGAAGCGAACGCAACTCCAATCCACAGGGGCGCACCAATTACCGAAACCAGAAGGGTCGGATTGATCCCCATGCCGATGAGCATCAGGAGTATCGCAAACGACAATGCTAGGTGAACAGTGACGAACCACCCAAGCCATCGGGTCTTTGTATTGATGAAGCTGATATTTCTGATTCTGTTTAGCATGGGTCATTCCTCCTCCTCCCATATGTATTTCTTCAACTCGCCAGAGCCGTCACACTTCTCACAAGTATCCATCTTGGCTCTAAGCTCACCGCCATGAACCCAATCAACGACAGCATATTCGTACTCACAGCGGCCTTCACCGCCGCATTCATCGCACTCTACGTAGTTAAAGTATTCTTCACGCATCGAGGTAGCCCTCACGAATCATGTCACGTATGCGTCTGCCAAACCAACCTTGGAGGCGCAGATAGATTCCTGATTCGTATACATACTTCCAAGCTGCAATGAACTCTTCTTCACTACGTGCTTCTTCAACGCCCTCGCATATCATGATTGCAATGCCGGGCTGATGCTCAAAAGAATAGTGGTCTGTAGTCCTCATAACCTTCCTCCGTATTTATTAGGTGGCCGTTTATGCGTACCATAAATGCTAAATCATAACGGCTACCGCAGTAAACAATATCTTTTTCCAGCACAGGTAGTGGTGTGCTTGGCACAGTTGATTCACCTTCGTCATCTACACCGATGAAAACACCCTTGTTGCACAAAGGCTGGGGATAATTTCGGTGCATCCAGAAGTGTTGTGGGTCTGCATACAGTCCCTCATCATCAAGATACACACCGTCACCATTGTCGTAGAGGCGCACAAAAGTAATCATGCTGCATCCGATTAGGTCACGGTAAGTCTGGAAGTCTACAGGGCCGTAGGTATGCTCTATCCACAGCTTCTGTTTGACAGGGTGAATGATTGTTTCTGAACCTGTAGGTTGCATTGTGAACTCCTTGTGAATTATTTCACAAAAAAAGCCCCACCCCCCGAAGGGGATGAGGCCATGCTGGGAAAGCAATTCCTAGAAAGGAATGTCGTCATCTGGCGTCCCTGATGACTTAGCTGGGCCAGCACCCTCACTGGACGCCTTCGATGCCAGTCGGAATGTTGACCCTGCTCCAGCAAGTTTAACCTTGAAGGAGCGTTGTGTCACGCCGTCTTTCTCATACTCTTCAATGATGGGAAAGCCCTGTGCAAACACAGTGACGCCCTTCTTGACG